AAACAACAGACTACGAGACAGTGGAAAGTAAAGAACTATCACAATTAGAGGACTATCAAAACTATCTGCCATTTGGAAAACGAGATGAATTTGTTAAAAGAGTCAGAGAGTTAGCAGAACAAGGAGAGAAAGCTGGGGAAGCAAAGGTATCAGAAATGGTGGCATATCACGAGTACGCACAAATCAAACACTTAGCTGACATACACAAAATAGACTTAAAGAATTTTGAATAACACCAATAACAAATGACAACTGAAAAAGGCGGACAACCTACTAAGATGACGGAAATCACACTAAAGGTACTAAAGAAGTGTTTTCTTAACGATGCTACTGACAAACAAGCTTGTCTGGAAGCTGGAATAACACCTACTACACTGTATAATTACCAAGAGAAGCACCCAGAGTATCTTGAGCTTAAAACATTATGGAAGGAAAATGTCAAGTTAAAGGCTAAACAAAACCTAGTTGATAAGATACAAGAGGGTGATACTGATGTATCTAAGTGGTACTCTGAACGTAGGGCAAAAGAAGAGTTTAGTATCAGACAAGAACTAACAGGTGCAGATGGTGAAGAAATAGGTGTAGTAATATTACCTAGTAAGGAGATACAAGATGATAAACCTACTGTATAAACTATTCCCTAGATGGAACTGGTACTTGATTACTAGGCACCCACTATACATATTGAAACTAAGACGTGCAGAACGCAAAAGAAATAAGCCTCCCCAGTAAGGATATAGATGAAGAGAAAATGTAGTAAGTGTGAATTAGAGAAGTCAGAAGACGAGTTTTACCAAACAGAACGAACCCAACGGTGTAAAGAATGTAGGAATGCTACTGCACGACTTTGGTATAGAGCAAACAGGGAGAAGAGAATTGCACAGACAACCGAGTATCACAAAGCACACCCAGAACAGGTCAAAGCTACTAGAGATAGATTTTATAAGACTGACCATTCCAAACGATACTTTGCCGAGTGGCAGAGACGCTTTAGGCGTGAACAACCAGAGAGAGCACAGGCAATAGACAGTAGGAGAAACCAGAAGGAAGGTCGTAAACAGCAGTTCAGGTTAAAGGCATACCGTAGGCGTAATCAGACAGTTGGGAGCTTTACATCGGAGCAGTTTAAGATGAAGTGGGAGATGGCTGGTGAGTGTTGTGTATACTGTAATGAGCCACTAGCATTCAAGGATGCAACACGAGACCACAAGAAACCGTTGATACTAGGTGGGTTAAACTTTATAGCGAATATAGCACCAGCTTGTCGTAGCTGTAACTCAAGGAAAGGAGCAAAGTATGAAAATTCATTGGTCCCCTCAACCTAAGCAGGTGTTGGCATTAGAAAGCGACGGAGACGAAATTTTATATGGCGGCGCGAGAGGCGGTGGCAAGACCGATTGTGGACAAGCGTGGCTTTTGTATCATAAAGATAATGAACGATACAGAGCATTGGTAATCAGACGTAATGCTGACGACCTAAAGGATTGGACAGACCGTGCTTTATATATGTTTAAACCAGCCGAAGCTATTGGTACTGGTAACCCATCAGAGTTTACATTCCCTAGTGGTGCTAAAGTAAGAACAGGACATCTTAAAGATGAGAACGCCTACACCAAGTATCAAGGACACGAATACCAGAATATGCTTATTGAGGAGCTTTCACATATCCCTCGTGAAAAGGACTATTTAAAACTGCTATCATCACTCAGGTCTACAGTAGACGGAGTTAAACCACAGATATTCTGTACTACCAACCCAGATGACCCTGGTATGGAGTGGATTAAGGAACGCTGGGATATACCTGATGAGCCTGAACAGGACAAGGTTTACACCACCTATAAAACAGTAGAGATGCTAGACCCTGAGACAGAGAAGGTTGTAACTCGTAGGCGTAAGCTAGTGTTCATACCAGCTAGACTAGAAGACAACAGAGCTTTGACTAACAAAGACCCTGGTTACTTGGTATATCTGGAATCACTCAAGGCTTCAGATGTTGATTTATATCAGGCGTGGCGTAACGGTTCGTGGTCAGGTTACGGACAAGAAGGTTCGTACTACCGCAACAACATCATCAAAGCTGAAAAGGATGGCAGAGTAGTAGAAGGACTGTATGACCCAATGCTACCTGTATATACTTGGTGCGACTTGGGTATCTCTGATGCCTTTGCAGTTGGTTACTTTCAACACGCTCACAACCAGTGGAGGGTGATTGACTATGATGAGTTCGAGGGTATGGGCTTGAATGAAGTTAAGAACGAGATGTGGGCTAAGGGTTACACATACCAAGAACACTTCGCACCACACGATATAAATGTTAGAGAACTGACTACGGGTAAGACAAGGCTAGAGATAGCTTCGGCTATGGGTATCAACTACACCATCGTACCCAAAGCTAGTATTGAGGATGGTATCAACGCACTGCGTATGAGGTTCGGTGTACTGTGGTTTGATAGGACTAAAACTAAACAACTTAGAAAGAAACTGGCGAAGTATCACAAAGAGTACGATGAGAAGCGTGGTGTATGGAAAGCTAAACCAGCTCACGATGCTAACTCACACGCTGCCGATATGATGAGGTACTGGGCTGAGAGTGGAGAGTTGCCATCACTATCTGCGATGAAAGCACAGGCTAAAGCGAACAATGAAATTAAAGACCCTTATGGGTTATTTGCAGAATTCTAGTATATGTGGTATACTATGTTTAGGTCGAATATATAATAATTAAATTAAATGGCTAAAGATAATTTAGAAAGTCCGTTACTAGAAGATTTCAAACAAGTTGACGCTGTTAAGTATGAGGTTGACGAAGAGAAGTATTTTGGAGGAGTAAAGAGTAGATTAGAAGCTGCTCGTGATGGTCGTGATGGCGACCCAGAAGCAAGAGATGGTATGGATTATCTCACTTATTTTGATACTAACGAAAGACTAGCCAACACATTTATAGGTGCGAAGAAGAACAAAGCCGACACCAACTTCCAGTCGGGTACAGTTAGGAACAAGCTATTTGCATTCCTAGCATCAATCAACAGGATGAACCTATCACCTGAAGTTTTAGCATTTGATAAGAACAACACTCACTTCGGAGAACTAGGCAACGCAATCACTGAGGTACTGCGTAAGACTGAGGAGCTTGAAGATGACGAAGAAAAGAGATTAACCCGACAGTACGAGCTATTGAAACAGGGTACAGTATTCGTAGAGGATACTTGGAAGAAGTCCTACAAGACAGTCAAGAAGTTGGCTAAGGGATTTGAAGACAACCCAGACAAAGCTAAGTGGACATCAAAGCTGGTAGAGTATATGTCCAGACCAAACAGAGCTATTCTGTACAACCCAGGTGTATACCTCGGTTCAATGAGTACGTTTGATATGAAAGACCAACCCTATGTATTCACAGTAGATATTATGCCTTATGAGAAAGCTAAGGGTATCTACGGTAAATGGGACAGATGGGACAAAGTACCTAAGAAGTTGGCTCAATTAGATGAGAACAGTACCAGCACAGTCAACTGGAGATTAACAAACACAGACATCGACCAAGTAGAGGTAATTAAGTATCAGGACAAACCCAATGATGAATTCCAGATTATAATCAACGGAGTAATGATGCTACCAGTAGGATACCCACTATCAGCAGTCAGCTGTAATGGTGAGTACACATTTATTAAACAGATATTTAAACTAATTAGACACAACTACCCAATGGGTAAGTCCTTATGTATGGAGCTAAGGAATCAGGTTGGTGCTTATGACGAGCTATTGAAGATGGCAGTGTTGAAGACACAGAAATCATTTGCTCCACCATATTTGAATAATACAGGTCAAGTACTTACATCCAGAGCGTTAATGCCTGGGTCTATGACGATGGGGGTACAACCCGGTAAACTGACTCGACTAGATGAGCGTGATAATGGTGTAACTCAAGGTGAAGTAGCAATGCTAGACATCATTGGACAGAAGATAGACGAGAGTTCAGTAAACAAGAGCTATCAAGGTGGTGATTCACCAGGTAGTACACTAGGTGAAGCTCAGATGGTTCAACAGCAATCATCCTTAGTAGTCGACTTGGCACTATGGAGCTGTTCGATGTTAGAAAAGAAATTGGCAGAGTTAAGACTACCAATCCTATTTAAATATTGGTTTGAACCTAAGCTGGATGGACCTCGTGATGCAGTAACTCAGTATCGTGTATCAAACATTGAAACATCTATACCTGGTAAGG